GACCCTCGGGCCGCCGCCGGCGTGGCACTGACCGCGATCAGCAAATGGCCGTTCGATCACCGAGCCGGCGCCGCTGGCGTCGAGGCCCTGCGCGCCGAGCTGGTGTCGCGCGCCCGGATGTTGCTGGCACACCCCGCGCACGATGGGAGCCTGTGATGGCTGGATTCCTGCTCATCGGGATCGTGCTGATCGCCGTCGAGGTGCGCGACCTGCTCGCGCGCCGCAAGGGGCGGCGCAAATGACGGCCGTCCTCCTCTTCACCGCTTGCGGCCTGCTGGCCGCCTACCCGCTGGCCGTGCTGGGCGACCGCGTCATGGCCATTTTCAGGAGCGAAGCATGACGACGAATCACACATTCGGCCCATGGCGCAAGGCTGCAGGGATTGTCAGTAACCCACGAGTCATTGTGGAAGACGAATCTGGCCTGACTGTTTGCGCGCTTTCTCTGCGTGGCGCACTTGGCGATATCAACCGCATGAATGCCCGCGCCGATCTGATCGCCGCCGCGCCGGAGCTGCTGGAGGCTTTGAGCGTCTTGTACGCAGTCGCCGCCGAACAGCTTGGAGACGATTGGGCCGCAGTCACCAACGCCGCCGCAGTGATCGCCAAAGCCCGAGGTGCCCAATGATCCGCCGCCTCCTGCGCGACCGCGACGCCCGCCTGTCCGCGCTCACCGTCGCCGGCCTGCTGGTGGCCCTGCTCTTCGGCTACGGCGAAGTCCAGCAGCGCGACGAATCCACCCTCACCAACTGCGAAGGCTGCGGCAAGACCGCCGTGGCCGCGCGCGAACAGCCATGAAAGCCGAAGACTTCTATGCCCCCGGCCTTCCCGATCAATTCCTGCGCGCCCACCGCGGCCGCTCTGTAGCACTCGCAGCAATCGACCAATCAGGAGCACTCAATGAGCACCGTAACCATGATCCTCGGGCAGTCTGGCACCGGCAAGACCACCAGCCTGCGCAATCTCGACCCCACGCAAACGCTGTTGATCCAGGCCATCAAGAAGCCGTTGCCGTTCAAGAGCGGTAACTGGAAGCCAGTCACGAAGGACAACCCGGCCGGCAGCATCTTCATCTGCGACTCGGCCGCCACGATCGTGGGCGCCATGAAGCGCACCAAGCGTCCGATCATCGTCATTGACGACTTCCAGTACGTCATGGCGAACGAGTTCATGCGCCGCAGCGCCGAGAAGGGCTTCGAGAAGTTCACCGAGATCGGCCGCAACGCCTGGGACATCCTGGCCGAGGCCGCGCGCCTGCCCGACGACGTGCGTGTCTACGTGCTGTCGCACGTCGAAACCACCGACGACGGGCGCACCAAGATCAAGACGATCGGAAAGATGCTGGACGAGAAGATCACCCTCGAAGGCATGGTTTCCATCGTCCTGAAGACCGTCGTTCAGGACGGCCAGTACTACTTCGCCACCCGCAACAACGGCAGCGACACCGTCAAAACGCCCATGGGCATGTTCGACGCCGACATGGTCGAGAACGACCTGGCCGCCGTCGACACCGCCATCTACCAGTACTACGGCCTCACCGAAGCCGCCTAACCAGGAGCAACCATGTACGCACTCGATCCCGCAGCCGCGAAGGCGGCCGAATCCACCGGTAGCCGTATCGCCGAGAAGGGCAAATACAAGGGCAAGTTCACGCGCGCCCAGCACATCGTGTCCGAAAACACCGGCACCCTCGGCATTGACTTCGACTTCGTCGGCGACGGCGGCCAGAAGGCGCGCTTCTCCATCTACACCAAGCGGGAGGACGGCACACCGGTCTACGGTTTCAAGCAGTTGTCGGCCATCATGGCCTGCCTGGCGCTGCGCAACCTCGCCGATCCGAAGGACACGCCCGCCAAGGTCTACGACTTCGACCAGCAGCGCGAGATCGATGTGGTGGTGCCGCAGTTCATCGAACTGCTGGGCAAGCCCATCGGCCTGCTTTTCACGATGGAAGAGTACAAGCCGGGCAAGTGGCGCCCCAACCTCGCCGGCGCCTTCCAGGCCAGCACCGAACTGGTGGCGTCCGAAATTCTGGACCGCAAGACTCAGCCGCTTCAACTCGAAAAGATGGTTCAAGCACTGCGCGATAAGCCGTTGCGCTCTGGCGGTGGGTCCATCGAAGAAGGCAACCGTGCCGCCGCTACCGCTGGTGCGTCAGCCCTCGACGATGACATTCCTTTCGCCCAGGCCCACGGGCGCAAGGCGCACTACTTCTAAGGGATAGGACATGCATATCTATTTGGACATCGAAACCATCCCCGCCCAAGATCCTGCTGTTCGTGCCGAGATTGGGGCATCTATGGAGCCGCCCGGCAACATCAGCAAGCCGGAAACAATCGCGGCCTGGCATGCAGATAAGAAACCTGACCTGGTGGAGCAGGCATGGCGCCGCACCGCGCTGGACGGCAGCCGCGGGCATGTAGCAGTGATCGGCTACGCCGTAGACGACAACACCCCCACGATGTTCTATCGCGAAGATTGGCAGGCAGCCGATGCTGAGCGCGATGTACTGGCCCGCTTCTTTTCTGACCTCGCTGTCGCCTATCAGCCGAATGCCGGCGTGACACGCCCCGTTTTCGTTGGGCACAACGTCACTGGTTTTGATCTGCGGTTCTTGTTCCAGCGCGCCGTCATTCTCGGCGTCAGGCCGCCCCTATTTGTCCCCTTCCACGCGAAGCCATGGGACGAAGGTGTATTCGACACCATGACTCAGTTCGCCGGCATCAAGAACACGATTTCTGCGGACCGCTTGTCGCGCGCACTCGGCATGGAAGGCAAGGGCGATATGGATGGTTCCAAGGTGTGGGATGCAGTCCGCGAGGGGCGTATCGCTGATGTAGCTGCCTATTGCGGCCGAGACGTTGAGGCTGCGCGCGCCTTCCATCGCCGCCTCACCTTTGCTGAAGCCGCCTAACCCTTCCCAGCAGCACAACCTACGGAGCAATCCATGAACCACAACCAGATCGGGCAGTTCGCCCAGGCCCCCCAGCCGTCCATGGCTTCGTCGCTCGGCAATGTCCAGAGGACCGAAGGCGAAATCTTCGCCGCCGTCGATGCTCTGAACGTGGCCATTTCCAAGTGCGAATTCATCGCTCAGGAGTTGGTCGGGCGGCTTGAACCCGTACTTGTTTCCGTGCAAAACCAGAGTGTTGCCGGCGGCATGGCTCCCGATCCGCAGCCTGATACGCAGCTTGCTCGGATCGTGCAGGAACACACCCACCGCGTGCGCTCCCTGACGCTCTCCATCGAGAGCGCGACCAAGCGTCTCGCCCTGCCGTAACTATCGCCCACCACCAGGACACCAAACCCATGTTTTCTCTCGAATCCCAGAAAGTGACATTGGCACACCTGAACGTGCGCCCCGAGAACCACGGCGACGAGAAGGTCGGCGGCGCGGATCTGAAGATTGCCTTCACGGACAGCAACGGCCTGCTGTCGGAGTTCCACCCGCGGCTGCGCCACGCGCTCTACAAGGCCGACGAGCATCCGGATCTGCCCGGATTCGACGAAGCCCCAGCGGAGCCGACCGTGCGCGTCTTCGGCGACCTGATCGGCGCCTTGCGCCTCAAGCATGAGCTGAAGGGTGCACGTGTCGTGATCGGCTTCGGCCTGGGCGGTGCGTCGGATATCGACTTCGAGACGGCCGACGTCGACCACTTCAGCGTAGAGCTGATGGAAGGCGGCAGCGCGCGCTACGGCTTTCGCGTCAAGTGCAACCCCACCGGCGAACAGATCAAGCGCCTGTACGAGGTGCTGGGCGGTGAGGTGGACATCAGCGTCACGCCCGCCGTCGACAAGCAGCAGAGCCTGGGCCTGACCCTGGAATAACCCTTTCGGCCGGTGCGGCGGCGGGACCCTCGCGTCCGCCCCACGCTGCCCGCCGGCCACCTATACCGAGAACGCCATGATCCCCGCCATGAACCGCCAGCAGCGCCGCATGATGGAAAAGCAGCAGGCCCGCGTGCGCGCCACGCGCCGCCATGAGCGCCCGGCCCGCCTGCCCATGCTCATCAAGACCCAGCAGACGTTGGCGCCGCTCGAAGCCATCATCGACCAGATCCAGCGCGACGGCACCGTGACGATCGATGCGCGCGGCGT